ATAAGAAAAGCTGGATCAGAATTTGGTCAAAACTCTAATTGGAATGACCATAAAAATATAGATACAGTTTATGATCCAACCAAAGGAAGATTCCCAGCCAATGTCATGCACGATGGATCTGAGGAAGTGCAAAAGATATTTCCACAGACTAGCAAGAGTAGTGGTGGTCGTTCTTATCAAAACACCAACCAAATGTATTCTGGTGGTTGGGCAAATGAAAAGGGCAACAAGACTGATCCTGGCTTTGGTGACGAAGGCACAGCAGCTCGATATTTTTATTGTGCGAAAGCGAGTAAGAAAGATAGAGATGAGGGATTGGAAAACTTTATGGAGGCGCAGACTACCGATGGTAATATCAGAAGCAATAGTGAAACGGCTAGAACATTTGGTGCTAATTCTACTTTGCGTAAAAACGTCCACCCAACAGTAAAGCCAACGGAGTTGATGCGTTATTTGTGTCGCCTAATCACACCGAAAGGTGGAGTTGTGCTTGATCCATTTATGGGTAGTGGGAGCACAGGTAAGGCGGCGGTTATGTCTGGCTACAAGTTTGTGGGTGTAGAAATGGACGAGGAATACTTTGAGATAGCCTGTGCCAGAGTGGAAGCAGCATATAAACAACGAGGTCTGTTTTAATGATTGACCTGGTGCTTGGAGTGTTAGGTACACTGTTCGGAGCATTGGCTTTGAGCGTAGTCGGTGTATTAATATATATGATTATGGATAATGATTAGCATGAATATGCAAAGGTTTATAGTAAAAGGGTATAGCAAAGGGTACAGCGCGATTAGCTCTACCCTGTCGATTTGCCTTATGACTAAAGGCTTTTATACTATAGGTAGTGTTAGTGTATAGTATATATATAAATATATTAATTAACATGGTTATAAGCGTATTCTTATGGAGAACACATAGGGTATTGTTAGACAGCTATACACTACCCTCTGTACACTGTTTAAAGTTATGAGTAATTGGCAAGGCAAAGGATCTAATAAAAGACCATACAATTCTGAGGTTTTTAATAAAGAGTACGATAGAATATTTAACAAGAAGAAGAGTAAAGATGACACAAAAGAAAAGAGCAGTAGGCAGACCAAGAAAGCCAAAAGAAAAATTAGTTGATACGCCAACTCAGTTTGAAAAGAATGAAGAGTTTGGCTTAACTGAAATGCAGTCCAGCTTTGTCTGGCATTACACCGAAGGTGCGTGTGGTCAAACCGAAGCAGCTCGAAGAGCTGGGTATGAGTTTCCCAGTGCATCTGCTAATAAACTATTGAATGGTAAAGACTATCCAAATGTGGTTAAGGCTATCCGAATTAAACAAGATGAGTTGGCAGAGAAGTATGCGATTACACCACAAAAGACTGGCACGATGTTGTGGAAGATAATGGAATCAGCTTACGAAGGTGGACAACTTAACGCAGCGGTTTCAGCAATTAAAGAACTTAATCAACTCGGTGGCTTGTCTGTAAATAGGTCACAAAACATTAACATCAACGCTAACCTGGAGAAGATGAGCAAGGACCAAATTAAGGAAAGGTTAGGCCAATTACTTGGTGCAGACTCTTCGACTTACTCGCCTAAAGATAAATAGAAAATAAACTGCGTAATCGCCGTCGCCCGTTTCCACAGCAAAAATCTCAGAGAAAAAAAGTTGTCGCCTAAAACCCTTATAAATAAAGGCTTTCAGAGCTTATAATTAATAGCATTTATATGCAAACTTGCATACATTGTGAGCACAACAGTAACAATCTATAAATAGGAGTCCCTAGAGGCCGCTTTTTTACTGACAATTAAATAAATATTTAGGCCCGACACCCCTAAATCGTTGCGGCGTGTGCGTGAACAGTTTTAACTAAGTTTGATACACCCAATCACCAAAAAAAATGATTCTTAATCATTTGCAATTATCTGCAAATTCTGACAAACTCGTTATCAATGAATGACATTCTACCTAAACACGGCGTGACAAGTACGGCTGTCAGCCAGGAAGATGTAGATTTGTTTATGGATTACATAATAGACCGTAAACCCGTAAAGGCTGAGATTCATAAAAAAGACCAAGAGCAGAAAGATGAGAATGTACGCGATGCTGAGATCTATTTTATCGAACCAGAATACAAACGCCTGTATCAGATCCTCAGCAAAATAGCTAAATCCGTAAACAAATACTTCAAATACGACATAAATGGTATAGAAAAGGCTCAAATCATAAGATACAAAGCACCGAGCAATGGTTATGACTACCATATAGACATTGGCCCAGAAGGAACACCAGCTTTACGCAAAATTTCAATGAGTCTTTTGCTTAACGATGGTTATGAAGGCGGCGAACTTTGCTTTCGTACCAGTGAAAGTGCTAATTGCACGTTGCCGAAGATAGGTGATGTGGTGGCTTTTAGTTCTTTTATTTCACACAAGGTAAAGAAAATTACCAAAGGTGAGCGCTATGTAGTGGTTGCCTGGTTTACTGGTCCGCCTTTTCGTTAGGATCCCTTGGCCCTGAGTTTTTCTCCAGGATTTCTTTTTTTCTGGATCTAAAATCTTCAATCAATTGTTCATAAAGTTTAGGATTCATGTCCTGCAACATATTTAATGGTTTTTGATTCTGCACCCAATGCTTCTCCAGCTGTGCAACAGTGTCTTCTGGCATAAAAGATTTCATTACGGTGTAAAGACCGTCGGAAAAAGAATAATCCTTATCGTTTAATTTCTTTTTACTCATTCCAATAAGGAAAATCAAAACCAGACTCTAATAGAGCAGCGTAAACTTCTTCTGCTTCACTGAGCGTGTAAGGCTTATCGTTTCTTGATATGTACCCTTTTGAATTGACATGGTACCATTCCTCAAAAGTTGGCACATAAATATTTTTATAGCCTTCAATCAATTGTTCAACTTTTTCAATCTTCATTTCTTTTTTCATAAATCTCCTCTTCTGCCCATTTAATCATTTTCCACGTTTCAATCATTTTTATTAACGGATTATAGTCTATAGGTTTATCCGCAAGCCACTTAGTTAAAGTTCGGTCATCGACTTTAAGATCTTTAGCCCAACCTGAAATCACTTGTTTTTCTCTAAAACCTACATCTGCACACTCATTTATACTTTTTCTTATTTCTTCTTTAAGAAGTTTAAGGTTGTTTATATCGTCTTTTGTAACACGATTAATTGGCAGTGTTTTTTCAATCTTCATTTCTTTTTTCATTATCATCCTCCATAAAACTACATTTCTCTTCCTGGTAATACTCTGAAATTATTTCTTCGGCCCGCTTGTTGGCTTCGTCCGCTATTTGCTCCAGGGCATCAATTTCTTTTAACACCTGGTCCCTCTCCAACAAATTAGTAATATGTGGCAAACGATCTTCGAGGTCTTCAATTTGCTTTGCGCTTAAATCTCGCAATCTTGCTGCCACCATATCCTTTTGACTTAGACGTTCATCTTCACTCATAACCCACTGCCTCCAAACTGGTTCTTTTTATCTTTACCAATTTACCAAGCTCCTCATCAAAAAACCATGCCTTCCTATCGTCTTCTTTAACAAGGCCGTAGTAAGTTCCAAAAATTGCTTGGTTCTTTATTTTACACTTTTCATACATTTCCATAATCACTCCTCTTTATTTTCTGGAAATAGTCTTTCTCTTAGTGCGTCGTTTTCTGTAAAAAATATCATGCCACTTTCCAAGTAGGTCCAATCAGTTTTGAACATACTGTTAAGCTCTAAATAAACTTTTTTAATAGAATCTATTTCTGCTAATATTTCGTTTTCAGATATTGAAAACTTTTTCATATACGTTTCTAAGTCCACAAGTTTTTGTTGCTTCTTAGCTTCTCTAATGAAACCAACCTTTTCAAGTATGGCTTTTATTTCTTTTGTCATAATCACTCCTTATTAAGTTAAAGCTATAATACAACTTTTTACAAACACTTGCAATTATTTGCTAATTTGCTATTATTGTAATGTAGCTAGAATAGTTACAAGTTGAAAAGGAGAAAATTATGATAACTCAATATTACCAGGCCCTGCCAATAATGGCAGAGTTTATGGAAAATCAGGATTTACCTCAAGAGGTTAAAGAATCCTGGGACATGATAAATTCCTATATGGAAATGTCAGGAATCGTAGAAGCTAGTAAAGAATGGGAGGCTACTAATGCTGAATGACTATATAAATAAAATGCTGGCCGCAGCGACAAGATCTGCGACCAAAGCATACAACGAATGTAAACCAAGACCGATGGCTTTCCAAAGCGCTGAAAGTCTTACTGATGGTTTTGACAACAACAAGCCTTATGAAGTTTCTGAAGAGGGTGAGTTCGGTGTTGCTTGGATTAACGTAACTGGTCCTGGCAAAAATATGATAAGCAAAGAAATGAAAGCTATGGGACTTATTAGTAGTCTTGGTGGTGGATATCCTTATACCATGAGCTACAACCTAGCAAAAAATGCTGTTAAGTCTGGTAGCTACGATAGAGCCATGGCAGGAGCCGAGGCCTTTGCCAAAATACTAACTAAGTATGGTGTACCAGCATCAGCTACAGGGAGGCTGACATGAAAAGAAAAATGACAGAAGCGACTTTGATAAAGAAATTAAACAATCTTTTTCCAGAGTTAAAAGCGATGCCTTTAAGTAAATTTTATGATGATAAAAGCAAAGAAGGCATATATTGTGCTGGCAACTATGGCGCTATTAATGGTGAGGATGCGTACGATTGCTACGAAGAGACGGGAGAAGAAATCTTTAATCCCGAATTAGTAGAAATATTAGATGCAGCAGGTTGGTACTGCCAACCCTACGACTGTGAAACATTAACGCTATTAAAAGATTATTAAGGAGGAAAAAATGTTAAAAAATAAAAACGGAGAAAAAACAACGCCAAACGAATTTGCTAAAGATAAAATTTGGGAAGGTCTTTTCCATCTTTGTGAAAGAGCTATATTTATTGATGAAGATTTAAACCCTGTTAATGATTTAACAGGAGAGCGTGAACTAATTTGTACTGAAAAAGAATATAAAGAAGTAGAGAGATTATATTATAAAAACGCAGCAAGACTGTACAAATGTATGGGTTTTGATAATTCTCAGAAGTATCAAGAACTTGTAAATTGGTCAAAGAAAGAAACTTGGAAAAAGAAGGAGGAAGCATGACAGCTATGAACTTTACACATCTAGCAACTGGCATACCAACCAATTGCGCTATGACTTGGCTTCAAACAACTCTGTACAAACTTGGATTTAAGAATTATGTAATTAATCAAGTGATGACCACATTCGAGCTCAAAGATGAAGAGTATGAATATGTCGGTGTTACCAGGAGAACGCTATGAATAAAAAATATGTTTTTAATAACTGGATAATGGGAGCCTGGAAATGTGGCCGCATTGTAATGGAAGTTAGAAGTATAGGCCACAAATGGGTTTGGCTTAAATTAGCAGGAAGGAAGCAGTTTACCAAAATCTCAAGAACAGAGTGGAATCAAATTGCTGCTTCGGATTCTTTTGAGGAGTACGCAGCATGAATTATCCAGGACTTTTTGAGTTAATAAAACCAATGCGCCGTGAGAAAGAATATGGATTTCAAAT